CAGGCTCGGCAGGCACCATGCCCTCCAGCGCCTCTCTTATGCGCTCTGCGACGGCCTCTGGCGGCTCGCCATCGGGGCGCAGCATGACGGAATAACCCGGCTCATCGTCTTTGGCAGGAACCTTCACCCATGCCAGCGACGGCACCATGTTAGTCCCGACCGCTGCCATGCTGTCGGCGATGGCTGGGTCTACCCGGTAATCTTCCCGGACATCCGACGTGAACCCGGCGCGGTTTAACATCCTCTGCATGTCGCGCCGATTTATGCCAATCTCACGCGCAGCCTCGGCCACGTTGCCCGTGCGCTTGAACGCCTCAACGGCCTCTTGCTGTCTAGGTGTCATGGCCGCATCCCGCGTCCACGACATCTACCCCAACAACTTGGCAAGGGTCTTCGGACCCGCCACGCCGTCAGGGGTTAGGCCGTTGGCCGCCTGCCACTTCTTCAGCGCAGCCTCCGTGCCGGGGCCAAAGTCGCCGTCAGCAGTGATCCTGAGCGCCACCTGCATCCGCTTTACATCGTGACCCTTGGAGCCAACGCGCAGGACGCCCGTAGAGGCCGCAGGAGCGGCGGCAGGGACAGAGATGTCGATCTTGCCACCCAATGCCGCCATAGCCTTCGCATAGCGCGCCTGACGGTCTGCCATGCCGATGTCGCCGCCGTTGATGATCTTGGTCAGTCGGATCACGTCGCCCGTGTCGGCAACCTCGTTCAGGTTGCGGCTGCCCCAGAACCACAGTGCGCTCTCAAGCGCGCCCTTCTTGGTCAGGAGATACTCGGCGGCCTGCTCGGCGGTCATGCCCACGGTCTTGCCAAACGCAGCATGGTTCGCTCTCCCGGTGACCTGCTTGAGGCCCTTGCCTCTGAACAACCACCCGTCGCCCTCGTTCACATTGCCAAGAGCACCAGCCTTCGAGCGGTTCTTGTCCATGTACACATAATTGGCGATCTTCTCAGGCTTGCCAGCGTACTCGGCGGCGTTCTCCTTGCCGGGGCCGAAATAGCGCGGGAACACCTTCAGGAGGGTGGCCTCTTTGTAGTTCAGGTTCTCCTCCAAGACGCGGAAGTCCATGCTCTCATGAGCGCACTGGCTGATGAAGCCAGCGATCCGCTTGTCGGTGGTGATGCCGTACTTAGGCAGCATCTCATTGAGGGCAGCGCACCATTCACCGACCTCTTTGTTCGTGGGGATCATGATCGCCAGTTGGGCTTCGGTCAGAAGGCTCATTTCTTTTTCCCCGGCTTTCGCACGATGGCGTCAAGCACAGCCTCTTTGGCCATCTCCTTGCCCATGCCGCCGAGCAGATCGCCGACGTTGCCCGTGGCGGCCACCTTGATGGCAGTCTCGACCGGGTCGGGCAGATCCACCTTGTCCAGCACGGCATCGACCATCTTGGCCTTAGCCTTGCGGCCAACGAACATTCCAATCATGCGTCCGATCATTCTCTCGGCTCCTGTGAAGACGGCTCACTGCCAGCCTTGTTGCGGTTGCTTCCTGCGGACAGCACGCCACCCAAGGCACCCACCAGAAACGAGGCGATTGGCGTGAGGATCGAAAACAGTGCGCGGTCGTTTTCGCTGCTCTCGCCCAGCGGCTGGGTGACGAAGATCAGCGCGTAAAGCGTGAAGAACACGATGCCGCCCAGAGTGCAGGTCAGCGCCACGCCGATGAAGTAGCGCAGCTTGGCTTCCATAAAGTCAGGATCGTTCTTGCTCATTCCGAAACTCCTGTCAGATCGGACGCACAGTTTCTTGTGCGAAGGCAAAGCGGAGGGTTGCATTCGACGGCGTCAAAAAGTTCGGGCGATTGGCACGGGTAACGATAAAAGCCGTCACCACTCAGCCAGAGGATGGCGAAAATGCCCGCAACGAAGGCAAGCCAAGTTAGCTTCTCACGCATCCTACCACCTCCCTAAATAGCGGCCCCACAGATACAGGCCGACGCCAGACAGCGCCACGGTCACTAAGATTATACCACACCACAGTAAAAATTCCATGATCGACTCGATGATCTCCCGGCGGCGGTAAACCTGCTCTCTTTGCTGCTCACGAACCCGGCGCTCTATGTTCTGGAAATCCAGCCAAGCGTCGTTGCCGTAGGTGTAGCTGATAAGCTGGCGCAGTTCTTTGCGCTGCTGTTCGCACTGCTTCTGGGCGGCAAAGATATCGATGGCGCTCTTCTGGTTGCCACCGCCAAACAGCGTCTGGAACACACCCGGCGGCTCATTGGCCCTCTCCGCCGCGTAGGCAATGTCAGAGACGGCCTTGCCCCACTCGGACAGTTGAGAAGCCATGTCTTGGATTTCGCGGCCAGCGGCGATGCCCTGCTTCAGCAGGCTGAAGGCCTTGCCACCCACGCTGATGGCCATGCTGATTGAAACTGGGTCAAACATCACAGGCTCCAGAAGGGCGGGCAGAGATCAAGCGGTCGAACCGCCAGTGCTATGTCCGCAGTATACCTGCAAATCTTGACAAATACCATGCGCCCGTCAATCCACAGGTGAGTGTACCCCACCCAGATCAGCAGCACCTTCACTTTGCTAAACTTCTCAGAATGTCGTCAATCTTGCGGTCCAAGTTGTCGATGCGGGCAACTAGCATGTTGATGCTGGCAGCAACGTCGGTCTTGGTGACGTAGTCACGGGCTACTTCTTCCCGTGTCCTGTTCAACAAGATTTGCAGACGCTTTATTTCCTCGACGTGGTTTTTCAGCACCCAGCCGATGAGGCCGAGTGCTGCGCTAAGACCAAGGCTCCAAAGCGTTTCCGGGGTCATGTTAGCAAGCCATCAACACGCACGGGACAGCGTAGGAGCCATCCGCATAGGTGTGAGCAACATGGGTTGACGTGACCTTGGCGATGGTCTTGGAGCGCACGAGGTCGTCGCCTTGGGCTTTAGCCGTGCCGTCGCCTGCGGACATCAGGAGATCACCGCGCTGGACAGTGACGCCCACACCAATGCGGATCACCATGTCGCCCGTCATGGCAAGCAGGATGTCGTTGTAGCCATCGTCGGTGCTATCCCAAGCCACGAACACCCCAGCCACGTTGGCATCACCTTCGACCGCGCTGACCTGAACGCAGTTAAGCTGTTCATTGTCCTCGTTGTCCCAGTTCGACATCTGGTCAAGGTTCGACATGACCGTGCCTTTGAGGAGTTCGGGCCGCGAGTTGTCAGGGAATTGCGCCCAGCGGGATAGGTGTCCGCCGTTGTAGCTGACAGTCGTGCCGGAGACGGAGATGGTGCCTTCGGTGGTGGTGGCCTGTAGAAATTCAACCAAAGTTCCATCAGAGGTTAGTCGATTTACATTGAGGGCAGGGCCACCGTCTCTGGTGGCCGCCAAAAGACCGATTGCCCTAGCTTCGATGCCAACAGTTCCTACATTGAGACCCGTTTTTGCGACCAGAAAGTCACCTGCGCTGCCGATGCGGGCGCGTTCGGAGCCAGCAATTTTAAAACGCAGGTCGCCAGTGGTTCCAGTATTCCCAGAACAGTATGACGTAATCGACGCCATGTTGCTGTTTGGATTGTCAGTATCCAGACCTACCCATTGGATACCGCCTAAAGGCTGATCAGCCACAAGCGTGGTGTCAGTATTGACGATGTTGAAGTATCTTGCTCCATCTGGATCAGCGCTTGTTCCTGTGTATCTAAGTTCGACGTTTCCATTTACTTGGAGAAGGCCCGCCGAAACGTTTGTCAGGGGGTCGCTTGTGGATGGCGTTAGGCCAATCCCCACGTTGCCCGAGGAGTCGATACGCATACGTTCAGAGCCGTTGGTGCTGAACCCAATCGTGTCAGACGCAGGACGGAAGAGACCTGTATTAGGGTCTGCGGCCATTGCAATGCCGGGGGTGGCCGCGCTGTCATTGTCAGTGAATGGCTGAAACTGAAGCGCCCGCGCTGTTCCTTGCACATGAAGTGGAGCAATAGGCGAACTCGTCCCAATCCCCACGTTGCCTGCCGTAAACGATGGCGAACCAGTGGCTTGATCAATCACCATCAGAGCAAGCCAAGCACTATTCGCTTCGTCTCGAATGTATAAGGTGTTGGTGTCCGTCTCATACCAAAGCTGGTTGGCATAAGTGGTGGTTGGCGCGGTGTCACCAGATGACAACGATGCCAAAGCCTGAAGCGCGCTGTTCAAATCAGAGCGGAAAGACGGGAAGCCCTGATTGGCGATGTTGAAGTCATTTTGGCTCATGTCAATTCCTTGCCGTAGCCTTTGGCGACATAGTCAAATGTCGCTGGGTTGCTGCTTACAGATGCACCTGTATAGGTCGTGATCGTAAAGCCCGATCTGCTCTTCCCAGAAATAACATAGCGATCACCGTTTGCCAACGATGCTGCGATGCCGATGGCGGGCGAGACCTTAAAAGCAGAGGGGAAGGTGACCGCGTATGTCCCTGTATAGGTGATGTCGCTGGCGCTCTCGACGCGATCCGGCATGTCAACGGTAGCCGTCAGGTCGCGGACCGCAGGCGCATTGTTGGCATCGCTCGTTTCAAGGATCGCACGGAACCTGATAGCCCGTGCCGAAATGTCGCCGACAATAAAGTCCCGCCAATCCGACCAGGTGGGCGAACCAGCCGGATCATCGTCGGTAAAGCTGACCTGCGTGCGGGCCGAGATCGTGTCGAACTGGGATGGATCGCCGTCGAAATCGCCTTCACGTGCGTCGAAGTCTCCATCAGCCGAATCAAACGTGTCGGCATAATCCAGAAACTCGATGCCCAGAGCGGCGCTGACGCGGCTGACATACTTATCGCCCAGATCAACATAATTGTCGAACTGATAGGTTCCCGACGAGACGATCTCACCCGTCGAACCGCCGCCGTCGAACAAGCCAATCTCATCGTCGAAATCACCAGAAAGGCTGTCGAAGAGCGTTGACGTGTCTAGGGTCAAATAGATTCCAGCGTCATCGCTCAGAACAACGACGTTGGATTTCGACCCAGCAAATGTCGGGTCTTGCTGGAGCGTCTCCACGACGTTCAGTGCGTCGATGTCTGCCACATTCGTATCGACAACAATGCTGGCGGGCAGGAGGCTGAGGTTGCCCAGCTTGTCCACCGCTTTGATAAAGTATGTCCCGGTCTGAGCGGGGATCACGACGCTGTTGGCCGGGCGCGAAACCTTCTTTACGATGTCGATGGCATTTTGATAGCCAGCGCCAGAAGTCAGCTTTGAATATCTGATCTTGTAGTGCGACAGATCAAGATCAGTTGAAGGCGTCCAACTCAGGTGCAAGGTATTGCCGACGACGTTGGCGGAGAAGTTGGTCACGTCTTGCGGCGGTGCAGCGAAGATCGTGACATAGAAATTTGAAACTGTGGTCCAATCACCACGGATGCCAAGAGCGTTGATGCCTCTCGCTCTGACATCAAAGGCTCCATCAGAAACGCCGACCACCTCAAACTCATTCGAGGTGGATCGCCCAAGTGACTTCCATGCTGTTGCACCGTATTTGCGATACTGCACCTCAAACTGGTCGATGTTTTCAGAACTTGATGTAACCGTGATAAGAAGCGCACCGACAACCTGCTCGTTGACGAGCCGCAATTCCCCGTTGATCGTGACGCCAACACCGCCGACCTCATAGTA